GCGAGTTCCCGGAGTGTTGCGAACCGGTAATGCCATGACCCCCGACGCCAGCAAGCACGACCCGCGCCCGGAATACCTCCGGGCGCTGCTGCAACAGGCGGGGCTGTCGCAACGCGCAGCCGCGCGCAGCATAGGAATCTCGGATCGCGTGATGCGCTACTACCTCGCCGACGAGTCTGCCGGTTACCGCCCTGCCCCGTACCCGGTGCAGTTCGCGCTAGAGGCGCTCGCCCAGCAGAATCGCCGGCGGCTGCCCAGGCGCGGCCCGCTCCTCACGAAGTAAGGGACGCCAGCAGTTTCCACTCTCCGCCGTGCCAGACGTACAGGCCGCCGTCGTCCTCGTTGAACACGATGCGGACCTGCGTCCCAGCTTCGTAGAACTGCCAGAAGCCGCCCTCGGCAACGTAGCGGGCGAGGTTGTTGTCCTGCCCTGCCCACGCGCCTGTCGCGCCAGTGCCCACGATATGCATATCGCCGTCGTTCGGTGAGCCCGGCGGTGCGGTCTGACCCATGTCGATGACCGCCGTCTGCAACAGCGCGTCTATCACGTTGAGCGCGAGGTTCAGGCCAGCGGCAGGGTCTTGCGTGCCCTCTGGGACGTAGGGGATACCGGTATTGGGTGTCGTCATCAGATAGTGACCTCAATGTACGGGCCAAGCCCGGTGATTTGGTTGCGCTGCTGGACGCGGACTGTGACCGGCCCAACAAACGCGGATAGTGACGTAGTGAGCGCGTTTGCCGTGGTGTCGTGTGTCTGCGTGGTGCTGCCGTCCGTTAGCGTGACGCGGTAGCCCTGGAAGTACGCGCCCATTGCGACGTTCGCGCCTGCGCCAAGCCTGCCGACGCCCTGCCACGAAATGACGGCATCCGTTCCGTCGCGGCGTGCGGACAGGTAGGCAGGTTTGCGCTCGGTCTGCGATGCCCCGGTGAATGTGACCGTCGTGATCGTGGCCTCGTCAATCGGGCGCCCAAGCGTTGCCGCGCGGAACGTCAGGTCTCGGCCCAGCCACGCCAATTCAGCCGGGATGAACATGGCGGTGTCCAGAAGCACGAATCGCTCGCCGATGCTGTGCGCCACCGCATCAGTGCCCAGCCGGCCGCGCAGCCAGTGCCCCACATCCCAGATGCCAGGCGTCACTTCGTCCACGTCCGCGAAATTGACGATCTCGTTGCCGATGATCGCTCGGTTGCGCCGGTTGAGCATTCCGGGCAGGTTCGTGCCGGTCAGTGGCTCGTTGGGTGTTTTGATCAGGATTTCGCACCGGTTCACCGTGTCCGGGAACTCGTGCGGATGATCGCCCAGCGGTGTCACAAGTTCGCCGATGACGCTGCCGGTTTGAGTTGTTTGCCCGTCGATGTAGTTCTGTCCGCCATCAAGTGACAGCTCGACGTAAGCGCCGGGCCACGCTGGCATGACGCCGGACACGGCGAGGTAGAACCCGAGCTGATCGTGCGTGTCGCGCAGGATCGGGATGTCGAGGAACTCGATGATGGTCGGACCGGCAACGCTCGACGGAGGCCGGGTGACCGGCGCGGCAGGGATGCCCTGCACCTGCATCGTGTAGAGGCTCTGCCGATCACGTATGGCCTTGTATCTCTGTTCGCCTTCGTCCGTCTCCACCTTTGTGATGATCGCCCTGACCATCTTCGTGCCGGTCTGCACGAACACCGGGTCGGACTCTGTGAGTCGCAGCCAGTTGTCGGGCAGCGAGAAATTCAGCTCGCCCTTCTGCTGTTCGACCATCAGCCCGTGCGTGCGAGCAACGACAGTTGCAGCCTCGTCGGCCGACAGCACAACCGGGGTCTGCAATGACTGCTCACCCTCCGAGCGCGTACCCTCGGGTCGTTCGCTGCGCTGTTTATCGGTATTCAGCCCGCCCGCAACATCGTAGTAGTTCAGGTGCAGGACGCGCGGAACACCGATGGGATCTCCACGCCGGGTGCTGCCTTCTTCAATCGGCTCCCCGTTGTCGATCATGTCATCTTCGTAGATCGTTGCCTTAGCATCCGCACCGCGCGGAACGAAGTGGACGCGGCCGTTCGCGGATTGCGGATCGAAGAAAAAGATCGATGACAGCGACTGTAGGCTGCCAGAAGCCGTGTAGGCGTTGCCGATTGTGAAGCCGCGCACGATGCGCTGCCAGTCCATGAGAGATAGGCCCAGCCGCTCTGGCGGAAGGTTCGCGCGCTCACATATGTCCTCGATGATCATCGCCAGCGTCCAATCCTCATCGCCGCCTCCATCGTCTACCACGAACTGCAGGCGCAGGTTGGAGTTCATGCTGATATGGTGCAGGCGGCTGGCTTGTGCTGGTGCGCCACCTACCCCGAGGGGCGGCGTGTGCTCATCTTGGAATCTCTCGCGCTGTATCCGATAGCGCACGACCCCACCGCGCACATAGCCGAGGATGATGTCGGAGTTGCTCAGGTTCTGCGGCCGACTATCGTCGAGGGTGACGCGCGGGGTGATCCCGACCAGCGGCATGTTCACCACGGCGTTGGGTACTGGATCGAACCATCTGAGGTAGGTTCCGCCCGCGCTATCAACGAAGGCGACCGCCGGCCGGCCGTTCTGGTCGAAGGAAAGTGAAACCTGCTCCAGGTCTTCCGTGTGCGTGTACCAATTCTCCTCTGCCACGCCGGGGGCCGACAGTAGAATCGCATTCCCTACGGAACGCGCTTTCCACAGTCGCGCCCGAAGGCCTTGTGACGGGTCCTGTATTGCAATCGGCCCCCAATGGAGGCTGATATCGGCCCGTCGGCTCCAAGGGTTATGCAACTGCCCTTGAAGCGTGGTGGACGAAAACCTGTCTTCTGGGATCATCGCCGCGCCCACGAAATGCGCTGATGGAGGGTGAGGACTTGCGTGTTGGTTTTCGTGATAACCGGGTCATAGCGAACCTGAAAAGCGGCGCAACCAAATCCAACCGTCACAACCCGGATATTCCCGTTGCCAGTAGAGATGTTCCACGTGTTTGACACATCTCGATAAAAACTGCCATTCGTGTACGGGGCGGTTGCGCCAGAAGAGGCGTCACCAAGACTGCCTGACGGGAGAGAATCTGTATACGGAACCAGGTCGCCAGAATGCGCCCTATTTGTTCCAGCGGCGCCGCCCCGCGCCGCATTCGCAACACCGGACGCTACTTGGAGCGGGCCCCAGAATCCTGTGTTGTTCACCAACATTGGGCGCGTGATCGTATCGTGGCTATTCGACCCGACCATCACCGTAGCCGGAACATCAGTCAAGTTAGGATAGATGCGCAACTCATACGTGACCTCAAGCTGCTCATCGGCTGAAATCGGGAAAGCTGTCGGGTTTCCGCCAGAGTCGCGTATCAGTTCGCGCGAGAACAACAGGCCGTTTGTGCTCTGGCCGCTGATCCCGATCTCGGTCAGATTGTTGTTGCCGAGCGCGCCAATGGAACTTGTCCAAGTGAAAGTGCGATACGAGTAGTAATCGGGGGGGCCAGAGTTGGCGATTGCAGTCGTCGGGTTCGACGTACTCACGGCAGCCAAGAAGGTCTGCAACTGCGTGTCGGTTACCGAAGGGGTGGCCGTTCCAGTGCCAACATGGCACCTGATGTAGAGTGAATTTGCAGGCGCCGAGCCGAAGCGATCAAGCCCCAGATTGGTGATCAGATTATGGAATGGAGGAAGCTCTCGGCACGCTTCCACCTTGAACGTACGCTCACGGGTCACGCGCCCGCTGCGGCGTCTGGCGCGCAACGTATACCAGCCCTCAAGACCAACTTTCGCTTCGGAAATTTCGCCTTCTAAGAACCGCCCGCTTGGGATGTAAATATCGATCACGTCAGGGTTCCTCCTAGTGCGACACTGGAAATGTCCATGGCCTCTGGTTCGTAGTTTTGATACCGCAACAGAACGACTTCCAAGTCGCCCCCTAGCGCGACACTGGAAATATCCAGGGGTTCTGGTTCGTAGTCGTAGTGCTGTAGTGGCGTGCCAAGCGTTCCACCGAGCGCAATGCTGGAGATATCCATCTCCTCTGGTGGACTTGCGTAGCTGAGAAATGTGTCTTTGAGCGTTCCGCCCAAGGCCAGCGACTCTACCGACATTCCCTCGACCGGGAATGTATAGTGGCCGCCTTTGCGGGCGAGCGAGGTGATGCCAAGAGAATCCGTGAAGACCACCGGATACGGCGGCGTGGTATAGGATCGCGCAGCACCACGGAACACGCGGACCTGCCATTGCGACCAAGCGCCTCGCAGGTCGGTCACGTCCTCGTTGTGAAGTGCGAGATAGGCCGTTCCCCGGAAGTAGGGCGCTTGCCCCACCCCGAAAATCTCCTCCAGCGCAGGAGACGGCCCCTGATTGAAGCTGCCTGTGTACCAAGTGGCGTACTCAAGGAACTTCGCGTTCTCCGCCGCCATCGACGGGTCTTCGGCGTCGTAGACGAGAATGCCGTTCCGCCACGCTTGCAGCAGTATCGCCTCGCCCTCACAGAACCCCACCGCATACGTGCGATAGACAGATTCCGTCTCGACCTTCGGGCCGCCCTTTCCCTGGCGCTGCCGCTTTTTGACGATGACCGGCCCGCCATCGGCGATGACGTTTCCCGCAATCGGATGCGACCTGCCATAGACAATGGGGCGGAATCCGCCCTCCTGCTGCGTCTGCCTCTGTACATCACCGATTTTCGGGCCCGGGATGACCTGCTGCGACGCAGAATACATGCCGCCGAGCGTCGCGCCGATGGTCCAGCCCCACATGGCGCCGGAAGGGCCACCAACCGCAAAGCCTACAACGGCGCCAACGACGCCGAGAACGGGACCTGCGTAATCGCTCACGCTTCACCCCACTTCGGCCGATAGACTTCCTCGACGCACGACAACAGCCGGCCGGACAGCGACGTCTCCACTACGTTTCGCAGGTTGCTAGCATGGATGATCGATAGACCGCCATGCGGGTGATCAGCAATGATACCGACGTGAGACGGCTCACCCTTGCCCCAACGGAACAGCGCGATGTCGCCCGGCTGCCAATCGCCGGAGACGGGCTCGCCGAAGTGACGGCGTAGACCCGCCCGCAACTGGTCGTCCCACGGCTCGCGGCCGTAACCTCGCGGCACGTCCAGCGGTCCCGGCCAGCCGGCCGCCCGCATCGCCACGACCACCAGCCCGATGCAATCCACTGCCCACGGTTTGCGGCCCTGATGCCGCCACGGCACGCCGATCATGGACCGGGCATGCGCGACCACACGTTCCGGCCCGCTCATCATAAAAGCTCCTGCACGGGATTCTCGCCAACCCATCCGCCGCCACCGGGCAGGTTGCCGCCCGGCACCGAACCCGCGACACCATCGCCCACGGGGATCGTCCACTCGCCCTTGAAGTTCGGCCAGTTCCCCCAGTGGTCGCAGCCGAGCGGCCCATCTTTCAGCTTGGTGCAGTCGGGCCGGTGGCGGTACGTATCACCGGCCTGAATCGGGAACGGCGTTGTCTCTGCGAGCGTGATCGTATTTCCGTCCACAGATTCCACGGCATAGCGACGGCCAACATTCTGGCCGGACGTGAACTCCACGCGCCCCGGCATGTAGGCGGCAATATCGCCCGTGAAGGTGCGGTCGGACTCCGCTCCGACAGACTGGACCTCGCCATCAACCCACAGCGCATCCGCATTCACCCCGCATCCTGTCTGCGAGTCAGGGGGCGTGCCGAAAATCGCCCGGCACGGCCGCTGCCAAACCGTCCCGATGGTCTGCCGCAGGCGCATGGCATACGACAGAAGTTCCGGGATGATGACCAGCCCGTCCTCGGTGCGAACTTCGCCAATATCACCTGCATCCAGCAGCATTGCCGAGCCGGTCACCGGGTTGCGCCAGTCAAGCAAGAAGCAATCCCATTCCCCGTCGTCCAGCGCCCCGGCCTCGACCATTTCAATCGTCAGGCCGGTGAGCGTCGTTTTCGCCAGGATGCGGCCCTCGGAATTCGCCACGGAGTAGTTCACGTCCGCCGCGATGGTCGAAGGGTCGATGCCCTGAGACGCGGAGTAGACCGTCGGCCCGTAGCCGTCTCCGTGGTCGTAGGTGATGTCACGGTCCCACATTGCGAACCCGAGGACAGTCCCGTCCTTCAGCCGGAATCGAACGCACCGGGTCAGGTACTGGACCGAGTTGTCAAGGTTCGATTGCAGCGCAACCGGGATCTGCCGACTCACTCCCAGACCTCCACCAGCTCCACCGAGCCGTTCATAACATAGCGATCCCCAGAGCGGTTGTCTATACTCATCGGGAACGTGTCAGTGGCGAAGCGCACGGGCACCCTGAATTCGCCGGACCACGACAGCACCGAACCGTTGCCGGGCGCGGTATCGAACGTCACAACACCATCCGTCACCGTCGCCGATGCCGGCGTGCCGTCCACGTAGAACACCGGATCGACCGGGTAGAAAATCCGGCGCGCGTAGCTAGCCGAGCCGAACGTGGAGATGATGTATAGGTCGAACTCCGTTTCCGTGCCATCGCCAACGCCGAACACCGCCCTATTGGCGCGGTAGTCGGAGTAGTCCTTGACCAGGAACGACTCTGCGGAGCCCCGGCACGCCAGAAAAACCGACTTCAAGTGTGTCAGGTAGGCATCATCCGTGATGTTAGCAAACGGTAGCACATATCGGTGCTTGACGTACTCCCACAGCGAGCGCCGACGCTCACGACCACTGCGCAACTGCTTGATCAGGGTGTTGAACTCCGGCTGCACCTGCCAGCCATAGCCCGGGCACAGTTCCAGCTCCGCGTTGATCGTGGTCATACACCAAGCCTCTGAGCGCGCCGGATCTCATAGCCGACTCGGGCCGCAATCTGCGATTGCGTCTTCGGCGATGTTGGCGCGGCGAATGCGAAATTGTTGGTAACGGAAGCCCCGCCGAATCCAAGCATGTGATTCGGGGTGATCTCCACTGGCCTGTTCCCGGTCAACAGGTAGTCGCGGCCGTTGACGGTCGCCATTTCAAAGCCGCGCTCGTTGACCTCGGCCAGACTGTTCGCCCCGACCCAGCCACCAGATGCGCGACGCCCGGCGAAGATTCCCGCGATTGAAGAAATCCAGCCTGTAGAGCCGCCGCCCATAGTCCCGAACTGGCCGAATAGCTGCTCGACCAGCCGCTGAGAAACGAAACGGGTTATTGCATTGGCAATTCCATTCAGAAGATTCTTGAACGCATCCGATACCGACTCAGTACCCGAGATGATGTCCTCGAAGAAATTGGAGAACTCGTTCCTCATGTCATCCATGAGCCGCATCTGCTTCATCGATTCTTCGATGTCACGGTTCGCTCTTGCGATGGCCTCGCCGTACTCTGCAACTGCCTCAGCTTCCATGCCCCGAAGCTGAATCGCGGTCGCGCGCTCCGCGTTGGTCATCCGCATGAGTTCAAGCTCGAACTGAAGGTCGGCAAGCAGCTCCTTGCCGTACTTCAGCCCCTCTTGAATGCGCTCGTAATCCTCGCGCACCGCCCTGTCGGCCGCCTCCTGCTGCTCAGCCAGCCGCCTCATTGTGTCGAGGCGCTCAGCCTCGGTCAGAAGCGCCTGCTTCTTGGCATCATCAAGCGCCTTCAGCGAACCATGTTCGATCTCGTAGCGAACCCGCGCCGCCTCTCCCTCCTGGCCGAACAGCGCGATCCGTTCGCGCATTGACTCCATCATGGATTCGTAGGAGCGCTGCAACTGCTCCGCTTCGCGCTCGGCGTCTGACTTCCTGCCACGACCACCTCGCGCTGCCTTCCTCTGGGCGTCGTATTCCTGCTCCAGTTGGATCTGCCGGCGCCTGATCTCAAGGAACTTATTGATCGCGGCCCGTTGCTGCGGGTCCAGAGCATCCACGCCGCCAGCGGCATTGATAAGCTGGCCGACCTCAACCTGGAGGGCCGCGAACTCGCCCTTGGTCTTTCGGACGAGGCTGACAACCCCCTGGTTGATCATCTGGTCCATCTTCCCGATGTAGTCGGAAAGCGCCTTCTGCCCTTGGGCCAGCGCGGCGGCCTGATCCCTGATCGCCTTGGTGTTGCTATCGACAGATGCTTCCGCCCCGCGCTGGGCTCCTGTGAACTCATCAAGCAGCTTGCGCTGACGCTCATAGTCCCTGGCAAGCGTGCCAAGTGCCGCTGTCTGGTCAACTAGCGCACGCTCAAGCCCCTCGGAAATTGATACGCCCTTTACCGCCTCCCTGGCCGCGTCGTCGATTGCCTGGGAAAACTCGTCTGCGGATATCCGCCCGGCGTGGAATGCGTCCTTCAGATCTTCCACTCGGTCAATGAAGCCGGGCAAATCGGCGTTAACGCCAAGTCCGGATATGAGATTGGAGACCTGAGATACCCTAAGCGCGATGTCGCCAAAGTTGTCCGACATCTCTTCCTGCAGGCGCAGGATTTCCCCCGCCTGCTGCTGCCGGTTGAGTTCCCTGAACTTCTCAATCGCGGTGTCAGCCGCGCCGGAGAAGTCAATCAAGGCTTGCGACGCCTTGTCCGTGTTGTCGCGGAACAGCAGCCACGATGCAGCCGTGGTGGCGAGCATGACGGCAAGGCCGGCCGGACCGCCAAAGAACCCGAGCAGACTGCCGGCTGCCCGGCCCCAGACATTCGCGGCGGCGGCAGCCCTGGCCTGCGCGGCCTCCAGTGCGATAACCGCCTGCCGGTGCGCCAGTGTCGCCTGCGCGGCCTGCGCGCTGACCGCAACACTGCCGCCGATGGCCTGAGCCCTGCGCACTTCGGCCTGCGCATCCAGTAGCGCTGCGCGGGTCTTCAGCTCGATAGCCTGAGCGTTTGCAAGCTCCGCCTTTGTCTGCGCGACAAGCGCAGCCTGCGTCTCGCGGAAAGCCCGGACACGATCTACTAGCTGCTGCGTGAGCTTGACAGATGCGAAGGCAGCGAATGCGGCGGCGACCTGCGGCAAGTTGTTGCCAAGGAAGTTAATCGCGGATGCCAGTCCAGAAGCAGCCCCGGTCGCCTCGCTGAACCGCCCGATGATCTCGGTGAGATTGGTGCGGACGTTGGTCAACGCCTGCCCGATGGTCGTGTCCATCTTGCCAAATGCGGCATCAATCTCATCGGCCTGATCTTGGAGCGCGCCAATGACCTGCTCGGCGGTAAGCTCGCCCGCCTTGCCAAGTTCGCGCAGCTTGCCGATGGGGACGCCAAGGCCAGCAGCGATTGCATTCGCCAGTGCCGGTGCCTGTTCCAGAACCGAGTTAAGCTCCTCGCCACGGAGGGTTCCGGATGCGAATGCCTGACCGAGCTGAACGAGAGCGGCCTGCGCTCCTTGGGCCGACGTGCCAGAGACGACCATCGCCTTGCTGATCGTCTCCACAATGTCCGCGACGCCCTGCCCGCTGAGGCCCAGCTCCTTCTGGTTCGTGGCAATTCGCTGGTAGAGTTCTGCCGTCGCCTCAAGCGGTTGCCGGGTCTCCTTGGCGATGCGCAGCACGTTCTCCTGTGCCGCCACGAACTGGTCCTGCCCATCCGTGACAAGGCGGAGTCTGTTATTCAGATTCGTCCATGTGTCCGCAGCTGCAATGCCGGCAGAAAGCCCCCGCCACGCCGCCGCGATGGACACAACCTGAGCGCCAAATCGGTTTAGCGCATCGCTGGCCGTGTTTGCGCCTTGTGCAACATTCGATTCCAGAGAGCGACGGATGCGCTTGGCCTCGTTGTCCACCTCACGCGCGGCCTTCGACATGCCTTGCGTCAGGTTTGCCGTGCGGGCCAATACGTCGATGGTCAGCGTGCCGAGCGATCTTGTGGCCACTATGACTGCTTCCGTTTCTTGGCGGCCTTCGACTTCGAGGCCAGGTTCTTGAACATGAGAAGTGCCTTCTCTGGGGTGAACTCGTCATCCCGCTCCGTCACCGGGTACGGCATGAAGTCCTTTTGCGTCAGGCGTTGCCCGTCCTGCCCCTTGATCCCGTGAGCCGCGCACAGCAGCCCAGCCAGAAGCGCAAAGCCTGCGTCGTTTCGTGCCATCGGGTTCAGCGGTCCCCACTTCCTGCGGTACTCAGCCCATTGCAGGAACTCGGCTTGACTCAGGTTTCGTTTCGCTTCTGCGATTGTTCGCCCGCCGACGCCTGCGAGGACGAGTTCGTGCCAGAGTTCGTCGGCGGGTTCGAGTTTTTTGGGGCGTTGACCTCAATGATCGCGGCGAGCAACGCAGCAGCAAGCGGCTCTGCAAGGTCGAGCGCCTGCTCATAGGTCAGGATCGGATTGCCGTTCTCGTCGCAGACGTTCGTGCTGATCTTGGTCGCCGCCGCTTCCTGCCCGGCCATGTGCGCCTTGATATCACGCTCGAATGTCGCGCAGGAGTTTCGACGGACATAGACCACACCCTCGAAATCCTCCGTAGTGCCGTCCTCCCTGGTCAACGTCCACTTGATAGTTTTTTCGACAGGAGCGCCGACGAATGCGCCAATCTCCTGTAGCTTCTTGAAGTCAATCTTCATGCATTCCTCACCGTTGAATAGGTGGGCGGCGCGGTACGCACGGCGAGGAAACGCCCGCTGACCCGCCCGAAGTTGAATCAATCGCCGTTAGCTACCCGCCGGGGTCAGCACCGGGTCGCCGGACACCTGAATGCCGACAGTCGCAGTGATCAGCGCATTCAGGCTGAAATCGAAGGCGTAGCTGTTCACGAAGCCCTCGAACTCCAGCCACGTCCGGTTCGACGGGAGGACGAATGCGCACTCGCCGTCAGAGTCGGTCGTTCCGGTCGGGGCGGTGCCGATGGCATCCGGGAAGCCGATGACCCACTTCAGCGAAGTGCCCGCAGTCTTGAGTTCCAGCAGGCGAATGTGTGACGGGTCCTGCGGGTCAAGGTTCAGCGTGAATGAAGCCGTGCCGGGAGTGGCAAGGCCCGCTTCGTAGGTGCGAGCGGTGGATTCCAGACAAGTGGTTTCCAGCTGCTCAATGGTGGAATCAAGGCCGGTGATCGAAGTCGGGCAGCCAACCTGCACGACACTGCAATCGTTCGGGTCAATGAAGTACAGCTCGGTTCCTGCGGTACGCATCTACATTTTCCTTCCAACGTTGGGATGTGCCGCCTCACGGCGGGGTTTCCGACTGCCTCACGGCAGCCGTTTCGGCCTGTGCACAGACCGAATCAGGTGCCGCGTTCCATGAAGAACTCGGCAGTAAAACTGACGCGCCACAGGCCGGTGGCGGGCTCGTAGTCCTCACCGTTCCATGCGACTACGTGGTTGAAGTCGCCCTCGATCGCGTCCCGCAGGGCTGCGGCGACGGCTCGGGCGGAACTCACGCTCTTGGCGTAGCAATCCACCTGGATGCCCATCACGTCCTCGGACGGCGGGCAGGACAGCGTGTTAGCCGGCGTGCCGTACACAAGCTGGTGGACCGCATAGGGACGCTCCTCGCCCTGCGGCGCGGTGCCAAACGGCCAGAACCTCACCGGATTGCTGCCGAGCAGCGCGGTAACTGCCGAGCTTTTCTTAGCAGTCTGGAAAATGTCCGGATACATCAGGTGATCCCCAGCTTGCGCAGCTCTTTGTCGATCTCGGCAGGCGCTGCCGCCGCCACAGCCTGATACGCCGCACCGGCGGAGCTGGCAGCGGCTGGGCGCATGAACGGCTGCGCTCGCGCCTGGCTGGTCCCGAACTCAACGAATCGCCAGTGGGTCGTGTTGCCGCCCGGCAGACCGGTATCGGTCCCCTTCCTCAGCGGCCTCGCGCCGCCACGGACGCCGACTCGCATCATCACGCCACCGGCCTGCCGCTCGCGCCTCCGGCCACCACCGGCCACGGCGATGTTCTTGTAGATCGCCTCGCGGGTTTCCGGGTCGTCGATCCGCTTTGCGTTCGCACGCGCTGCATCTCGGATGACATTCGCGCCCTTTCGGAGCGCGCGACGCATGGCGTTGTTGCCGATACGCTCCGGCAGCAGCTTCAGCTTGCGCTCGATCTCTGCCAGGCCCTGCACGTTGACGCTAATGTCCATGCTTCAACTCCGGAACCCAAGACTTGCCCGACGCCCATGGCCGAGGCTCGCCGTGGAAACACACGATCCGGCAATCCTTCCCCGGGTCGCCGTAGCGCAGGTCCGTCTTGAACGACTGGATGCGCCCCGGCCACAGGTCCTGGAAATAATCCCAGCCGCCATGCTCGCGCTGGACGTGCTGGATGAACCCCTGATCGCCCCACTTGGCCGGGGTGACGCACTCGGCCATATGCCGCTGCGGGTCCTCCATGAATGTGCGGTATAGGTGCGAGTAGTCGCCCCGCCACGCCATGACGCCGGAACCGATGCGACCATTCTGCCTGCTCGACAGGTTCCGCAGCACGGTGAACCTGTGCTTGTGCTTCACCATCCGCGTGATGTCGCCGACGATGACCGTATCGAGGTCAACGTAGAACGCATCCTCCAACTCGCGGAACAGCTCAAGTTTCGACCACCACCCCGGCAGGTCATCCCTCAGCGGGATCACGTCCACCCCGGCAATCGGAATGTCGCTCAGGCAGACGAACCGATACGCCGTCCCCACGTACCTCGGGAGCTGATCGCGCAGCCACCGCACATGATCCGGGCCGTACTCGACCCGCATGTGCCGGTTGCGCCACACGCCGGTTTTCAGCACGCAAGCGATGGTCCTCATCGCCAGTGTTCCCGAATCCACGGATACGGAAAGCGCGATGGGTCACGCTTGCCGGAGAACAGCACAAGACGCGCGTTCTCCGGCAGCTCGTGCCTGACCTGCCGGGCCTCGTAGACGCCATCGGCATTCGTCCAGCGCGCTTCGCCTCGCCCGAGGTGAAGCCTGATCCACGCCTGATCCGAGCCGATGACACGAGGGTCCGCCTGCACAACGGCTGGCGTTGTCTGCGGATCGAACTGCTCCCAGACCGATGCCCGCGCTCCGGCGGTCATCATGAAAAGTCCGCCGTTGTAGTGCTGATCGTTTTCGCCTTCGCGGATTGGGTTGTAGGCGTTGATCACGAAGTCCTCGGGCCTCGCGAACAGCGTCGTGCAGTCCCGCACCAGCACCACGTCCAGATCGATGCACACGAATCGGTCGCCGAACAGGTCACGCGCTTCGTGGCTGAACACCCATAGCCGATTGTAGCACCCGCCCAGCGCTCGGCACTTGTCCCACAGCGGAACGATCTCCACACGCGGATCTATCCCGGCTGGATCATCGGTCACACAAACCAGTCTGTGCGGAATATGCACATGTCGTTCCAACATGGAACGCAGCACATTGACGTGCTTGGCTGTGTACTGACACACCGACGGGAGCTGGAAGCCGGTTCGCACCGGACGCCATTTGAAGCAGACGAAAGTCAGCACTTGACGACGACCCGCCGATATTTCCTGCCTTCGTGGACGACTTTCAAGTCTCCGTACTCGGCCAGCATTGCCTCACCGCCTGTTCCCTTCCTCACGTCTACCACCATGATTCCACGGCAGCGCGGCGCATAGGTCGAAATCGGATAGTGGAACCCCCACGACAGCAGGCTCACCACTACATCGAACAGCTGATCCGGGAATGGATCACAGTGCATGTCATGGCAGACAACCGGATTCGTAATTCCGTTTGCCGCCAGCAATTCCCGCGCCGCGTCGAAGTCGTTGTAGTGCGCGAAGTCCTCAGCCCGTTCGTTGAATCCGGCGTTGATCCTCGGCGACACGCCAGACTTGTCCAGCAGGTGAAGCGTAGCCCCCGGGTAGTGCCCACCCAGCAGGACATCGATACCGGCCATGCCCGAACCGATGTCCAGAATGTTGTCGGCAGTCTCCGGCAGGTAGTCTCGGAACGTGGCAAACGTCGCCTCGATCTCCCGCCCGTACTCTGCCCGAATGTCCCTGTAGTGCGTCCTCTGCTCACGAAGCAGCGGCAGGCACCTGTCCGGTACGTAGATATTCATCCAGCCTCGCCGTTGGGAAACATTGCAGCGCCGAACCTGGCGTGCAGTTGATTACCTGTATCTCATGATTCCGCTTCGCCCATCGCGCGTACTGCGCCAAGTGCATCCGGCGCTTGGCCTCGCTGGTGTTGCTCAGGCCGTTGGTGTACGGGCCGAAGAAATGCGTGCCGTGCATGTCGAACCCAAACAGCAGGATCCGGCTGGCCCCTTTCGACCGGGCCACTTCCAGCCCCAGAACGCCGCTGTTGACGGATACGTAGCCCGCCACCTTGACGCGCTCGACGCCCTTGACCTGGTGCATCGTGTACTTCGCGCCCGGCAGCGTCAGCGCCTCAGGGTACTTCCGCCACCACGCCGCATCGGTAGCGGCCAGAAAGTCGGCCCACGGCGCGAGCTGGAAGGCGTTTCCGATGACCCCCAGCGGAATTCCTGCCGCCCTGACGCGCTCGGCATCCTCCGCCGAAGCGGAAGGACCCGGCGCGAGTAATGCCCATGTCGTCACTGGTCAAGCCTGACCCCTTCGCCAGTCATCAGCGTGAGGTGTTCGCGCCCGGATTCCGCATCCGGCAGCACAGCCAAGATGTTGTAGTACCGCCCGCGATAGACGACGCGCATGGAGGCGTCCACGTCATCGCGATACCGGATCACGATCCGCCCGCGCACCTCGGACTGCTCCGCACCGGCGGCCATGAACTCACGCCCCGACATGGGCACGATCTCGGCCCACGGGCGGGCGATGGTGACCCATGTGGTCAGCATTTCGCCCGTCACCGGGTCTTGCGTGATCTGCTTGGCTTGCAACCACACCTTGTGGCGCAGGTTGCCGGAAGCTACTGCGGGCATGTCAGGCGGCCTCTTTCCGATACGCTTCCGCGATCCGCTCGGATGCGATGGCGAAGTATTTGTCGTCGCGCTCGATGCCAATGAAGCGCCGGCCCGTGTTCGCGCAGGCGACGCCGGTCGATCCGCTGCCCATCGTGAAGTCAAGCACCGTTTCGCCGGGGTCCGTGTACGTCTTTACCAAGTCCTCCATCAGCGCCACCGGCTTCTGCGTCGGATGGTGGCCGGTGTAGTCCTTCGGGTATTGCAGGACGTTGGACTTGTACTTCTGGCCTTCGGGCAGATTGAAGCGGCGTTTGAAGCGGCGGTTGATTTCCTCAAGCTCCGCGTATGGCTTAAACCACTCAAAGTCCTCCAGCCCGTACACCTCGCACAACTGCGCGTAGGTTTGTTCTGTGCAAAGCCCAAACTGCGTGGACTCCACATAGAAGAAATGCTCCGCGCGACGATGGCCCAGCCGCGCGTTGATCGCCTTCAGATCACCACCGCATGCCGCCAGCACCCGCGCGGCGTACTTCCGTAGTGGATGCTGCGCCAGCGTGTCGTACTTCTTGAAGAAAACCAGCACGTCCTCGGTGTAGGAGACCGGCGCCTTCTTGCACATCAAATGATTGGCGAAACTGTCTTTGAGCCACGTCATGCGGTAGCTAAACGGCAGGTTCCCGTGCGCCTCGGTAATGAGGCGGGACGTGTACGGCTCTTGTGAGAACAGCACCAGCGCGCCGTTCATCCGCAACACGCGGTTGCAGTGCTCGAACACGGCGGCGGGGTCCAGCGCAACGTCCCAATCTATGCCGTTGAACCCTTGCATCGTCCCATATGGCGGGTCACAGATCACAGCATCAACGGACCCATCCGGCAGCCCCGCCATCACCTCTAGGCAGTCGCCGTGGTAAAGGTCGTAGTTCATGCCACCGTCGGACGTCGAATCGTCGTCAGAAGCGCCACAGCCGCCTTACTGGTCAGGCCGTGGCCGTACCCTTCATGCGACGGCACGGCGTTGTCGCGGCCATCGCCCTCGCGGAATCGGTACTGCGACGCCAGTTCGAGCAGGCAGGCGGCGCGCACCACAGGCTTCACCACCGGCTCGCCGTCGCTATCAAGAAGCGGGACGGGGTTGCCGTCGGAGTCTCGCACGATGTTGCCGTCGCTGTCAGTCTCCCATTCGTACAGACGCCAGTCCTCTTTCAGCCACCGCCGCACGGCCTCAGAGACTGCCGGGATGAACACGTCCAGCCAGCCGTCATCGGCGCTGCCGCTGCTGTCGTAGTCCAGCCGCAGGTGCTCGTATGCCTGCTCGCGGGTGATCAATTCACTCATCGTCGCGCGTCACCTTGACCGGAGCCGTCTTGTCGATCCCGTTTCGGCCATCCCTGCCGTCGCGCCCCTTGCGCGCGAACACCTTCCACTCGTGGTCGTACTTGCCAACGCCCGGCTCACACCGTGGGTTGTCCACGATTGCGATGTAAGCCGTGCCATTGTGCGTCAGGATGTCGCCCTTCTCTGCAACGACACCCGGCGACCAGTAGCCGCGCCACAGCGGGACTGGGACGCGCTTGGTCACCGTGCCCGTACGGCCCTTGACCGTCACCGTGCGCTCGCCGTCGTAGTCCAGCGAAAGCTCGGTCAGGTCCACGCCGTCCCGTCCATCCCTCGGCACCGGGATGCGCTCAATGGCCCTGTCCAGTTTCTCGCTCGCGCGGCGCTCAAAGTCCAGCACGTGCTTGGCGACAGCGGCTTCCAGAAACACGGACACGTCGTCCAGCGTCACAGACTTTCCCGGCTCGCCGGGGGGCGGCGGGTTCTCCGTCAGGTACGCCTCGACCTCCAGCCCGACCAACTGCCTGATCTCGTCGGCTGCGAGCAGCTCCTTCACCACATCGGACACGTCAATCTCGACCGGCCGGGCTTCGATGCTGTCAGGCTCGCGCGCCTTGAGGGCATCGATCTCCTTGCGCAGCTCGGCGTTCGCCTTCTCCAACGGCTCGACCGCATCTGCAATCAGGTCGGCGATCATTTCGCCAAGCGCCTTCACGTCAAGCTGCATTTGCCGCTTTCCTCTTCTTCAGCGACTGACGGGCGAGCTGCGCAATCGCAGCCGCCACCATAGCCCGCTCTTCCTCTCTCGCCGTGCCTTCATCCGCCGTGGGGGCTGCCTGCTCAGGCGACTGCGGCTTCTGGTCAGGCGGCAGGCGATTGGCCAGCGTCCCGAGCGGGTAGTCTTGATGCTGGCCCCACAACGTATTGCCGCCAGCGGTCGGGGCAAGGCCAAACTTCGCGCGGGACTCGTCAGGCGTCTTGATCATCCCGCCGACCAGCTTCGTCTCGATCTCCGCACGCTTGCCCTCGTCCATGCGGAACAGCGGTTCCGTATCCAGCCAGATCCCCCAGTCCTGTGGCAGGTTCAGGGCCTCATCCAGCAGGTTCTCCATCGCCTCGATATGGCCGCTCAGCGCGTCCTCGTGGTAGAGCAGGTTGATCTGGTCAACCGTCATGCCTGCGGGGATCGAGCCGATGCCAATCTTGAACGGCGGGATGCCGAAAGGCTGGCAGATTTGTTCGTCCGAGTAGCGAAGCTGCTCGACAAGCTGCGAATCCGCCGCCTTGAAGGAGAACGGCGTAAACCTCAGGTCGGCACCGATCACAGCGATCTTGCCGCTGTTCTCGCCGCTGTACCTTTCATTGAACGCGGCCTGGATTGCGTCGGCCTCTTCCTCAGTCAAGCCCGCGGGCGCGGTAATCAGGCCGCCCGGACTTGCGTTGTTGGCAAAGAACGCCGAACTGTTGCGAAGGATCTTGAAATTCTTTCCTGCCGCCAGCGCAGCCGCGCACAGAGGCGGCACGCCGAGCAGCTGATGATGGAACGGATTGATCCGGTCGTGGATGATCTCCGACGCCGGAACCGTGATCTGCTCCCCGCCGTAGGCATCGGGCAGCAGGTTGTTGGCCGTGCCATAGTTCAGCCGGTAAAACACGCGGCCCGCTTCCGACACCAGCGGCTCAACGCGGCTCGGGTCCAGAACGTACAGAGACGTGACCACGCCTCGATTGTCGCGCTGCTTCAGGACAAACGTGTTTCCGTCCAGCAGCTTCGACAGAATCCACGCCTCGCGGAACTGCTGCGCGGTCTGGTAGCCATTCGGCTTGCGCAGGACGGGCGACCATGCCGGGTTCTCGGCAACCTCCCAGATCCCGTTCGCGCCCCTCCTCTTCAGCAGGAACGGCAGCTTGCCAATGTCCTGCGTGATTCGATTCAGGCACGCATACAGCGCCGGGTAGCAGGTCAGGTCGCCGCGCTTCAGCTCGTCGTTCTTCTGCCACGCGCCCGTATAGGGTTCATGGATGACGCGCCAGCCACGACGCCAGTCAGTCACGGGCTTCGCCGCCTTCTCGCGCGTGATGTTGAACCCGAAAATTCGCATCTCAGTCCTCGGCAGCCAGATCGCGCCGCTTGTATTTCCGCTTTGACTTGCCCGTGCGAGGTGCCTCTTCCGGCTCATCGGCCACAAGCTCACGCGTCCGGTAAACGCGGGTCGCAAGATTGCGGGCAATCAGAACCTCGCCCACGCTGTCCCGCACCTCGCGCTGCATACCGTTCGCTCGATATTGAATTCGCACTTGTCACCTCGCCGAAAAAGGAGGGGCCGGTTTCCCAGCCCCTCCGAAGTGCCGCTTAGGACGCGCAGGCATTCCAGTTGACGTGCGCCCACACAACCGCCGAAGCGCGACGCTTCTGCCAGTTGATGAAACGCTCGACCAGGAACGCAACGCTGTTGGTCTGCCACATGCTGACCACCGAGTTCGAGCCGGTCGGCGTGGTGCTGTCCATCGTCGGCGCGTTGTCCATCAGCAGCGACGCCTGATCCGACACAGACACCTGAACGCCGCCCTCGTCGCCGAGGAAGATCTCGTCGCCCTTGATCAGCGCCACAACCGGGCCGTCCGAGTCGGTCGGCACGTACTGCGACGTGAACACCGGCAGACCCGCCAGCGTGCCGCCGTTCGGGGTGATGCCCGGGAACGCCGGAGCGCCGACCTCGTTGGTCGCCAGCGACAGGTCAATCGCGACCGTCTCGGGCATGACCCAGAAGGCGCCCGACACGCTCAGGTTGTCGCCGACAAGCTCCTTCAGGAACTGCGCGATGTCGCAGCGGATGCCCGCCACCGAACCGTCGCCCGAAAGGGTCAGCGGCGCAGTGCCGTTCAGCAGGCCAGCCGGCGACTCATCGGTCACGGCAGCGGCGGCGCTGATCAGCGTGCCGTCGATGCGAGCATTGACCGCACGGGCCAGCTCGTCACGCAGGAACGCATCAGCATTGACCGAGGCGCGCATCAGCGTCTCCTTGGTCGCAGCGGCAATCGCGGCCACCTTCAGCGGGGTCAGCTTGGCGCGGGTGTAGGTCCACTGCGTCAGCGGCTTCGCGTCACCCTCCTTGACCCACTGGGCAGTGCCGCCAGAACTCTGCACCAGCACCGGCGCGTCGAACGGCAGCCTGCGGAATCGGTCGCTGATCTGACCATACAGCGAACGCTCGCGCAGGTACTCCACGAAGTCGGCGAACGCAGCGCCACCCTCGTTGATCAGGTTGCCCGCCCAGGTGGCACTGCCCGTAAGGGTATTCGCCGCCGGGACCGCAGCCTTCTGGATCGACTTCACCAGCGACTCGTCGCCCGGATACAGGTTCTGGGCAATCTCGATCTCGTTGCGGGTGCCAGCCTGACCAGTGAACGCCAGCGCCTTGACGCGAGCCATGCGGGCAAAGCTGATACCCTTGTCCAGCTTGGTGGTGTCCTTGACCTGCACGTCGCCGCCACGGACCACGGACACCGCAGACTTGGCGCGCTCGTCGCCCGAAACCGCCTTCGCGGTCGCGGCATCGGCGGCCTCGGCCTTCTCGATGGCCTCCAGCTCGCGCAGGTTGGCAATGCTCTTGTCAATCTGCGCAATGGCCGCCTTCAGCTCGTCAAACTGCTCCTGCTCGCCGGTATCGAACGTCCGGCCCTGCTCTTCCGCAGTCTTGGCGAGGGCCTTCATCTCCTCGGCCTTGGCCTTGCGGGTCGCCTGGAGATCGGCGATCTGCTTCGCGTAATTGCTCATTTTCTTGCTCCATGTATTCGGATGCGTCGCCTCGCGGCGATGCGATCGGCTGTCTCACGACAGTCGGTTGGCGCCCATGCGGCTGCGGTTCCACGCGCAGCCCTGCACCGCCGTTCCACGGGCGGATGGACGCTTGAATTTGGAGCCGGACGACGGAATCGAACCGCCAACCCGAGTCTTACAAAGACCCCGCTCTGCCAATTGAGCTAGTCCGGCTTAGTTGCCGGGGATCAGCGCCCCGGCTCGGTTCCCTCTAGGGGATGCGCTGTCTCACGACAGTGCTCAGCGGAGCGGAACCGCTCCGTTCTTGATCGCAACATCGCGGGCGCGGATCAGCTTCACCGCGCCTTCCAGATGTTTGCGGTCCATGCTCTTGATCGTCTGGATCGTGGCCGAGGCATTCGCCGGGATCGTCACCAGCGAAAGCTCGTAGATCTCGGTCTCGGTGAACTTCAGGCCGCCAGTCTCCAATGGCTCATAGCCAAGCGCGCGGAAGCCAATCGACACGCCCCGGACCAGCTTGGCCTTCACCGCTTGCCAAGCCATATCCACCAGGTCCTTCAGCGGCCCGGGCTCGGCGATCTTGGCAATCGTGGCGGTGAATGGGATGCCAGACTTCGTGGCCTTTCCAAATCGCGCAACGCCCACAGGCTTGTCGTGCTGGTGCTGCCAAAGCAGCGGGATCTCCTCCGCGAACTTCGCCCCCAGCGGGTCCACGATGTCGCCGACACGGTCAGTCTCGGGAGTGGTCGCAATGCCCGTGATGGAGCGCTCCTCCACGTCAACAGACTTGATTTCGAGCACCGAATAGGCGCGATTGGATTGCATCTTCTGCCCCTCAAATCCACCGCATCACTAGCGGCTTCTTCTGCTCCACCGGCTGCGTGCTCGCCTTGCCCACCGCCATTGCCAGTGCCACCATGCCGTCGATTCGGCCCGTCGCCTTGGACTTGTCCAGCTTTCGATTGCCTGCGGGGTCCATCACAGCCACCGCGTTCTCGGCGCACATATCGAGCACCGGGTGCGAGCCGTGGCGAACCATGCCCGCCAACAGCAGCGACTCCAGCGATTCCAGCGCCGGGGTCATGTCCTTGAACCCCTGCCCGAACTCGACCAACGGCAACTCAGCGCCCAAGGCCGAAAGCTCGCGCTTCAGCACGTCCATCCGCCAGCGGTCAAACGACACCGCCTTCACCGGCAGTTCGTCGCACAGCTCCACCAGTCGTTCCGCGACATAGCGGTAATCGACGGACGATCCGGGCGTCAGGGTGATATAGCCCTCGCGCCCCCAGACGTCATACGGCTCACGGTCCCGCTCCGACCGGTCCTCAACGCCCACCATCGGGCCGAAGAACTCCGGCCGGACGTGAATCACGCCATCCTCGTCTCGCCCCACAACGACCAGGGCCGTCAGGTCGTTCCTGGCGGACAGGTCCAGCCCGATGTAGAACTCGTGGCACCTGTCAAAGTCAGGCTCGCCCGCGTTCATCTCCCACACCGACCGGGTGACGAACGGGTTGTGCATGTTGACGCGCTGATTGAGGATCAGGTTCCGGTATGCCGCCTCTCGGCTCGGCATCCGGCGCGCCTTCTCCGCCAGCTCGCGGCAATACTCCGCGTTGAGGAAGTCACCGTAGGCCGGGTTAGCAGCCCGCAACGCTTCCTCTGAAAACGGGTCCATGTCCTCCGGTGCCGTGTACAGCGACACCTTGGTCATCGGATCAGACCCCCTCAGGGCGTCGTCAATCATGATCGACAGCAGATCGCCCGACCTCGGAGCCTGCGTCGAAATGATGATGGTCAGCGGGTGTTCGTGTGCACCCTGCGCCGTGTCGATGGCCTCGTAGAAGTCATCACGCGGCCCCTTGACCTGCCCCAGCTCGTCATGGATCGCCAACTTGGGCGACCGGCCAAGGTTCGTCGCCGCGTCCGCAGACAGCGCTTTGTAGATTGTCTGGAGGTCGGGGCACTCCAGCTCTTTTGCCGTGTCCCGGATCCGGACGATCTCGGCGAGGTCCGGATTCATGCGAACGCACTTGCTCGCATACCGGAACACCATCGCCGCCTGGTCGCGGGATCGCGCACCAGACACTATCTCAGACCCAATCTCAGCCTCAGGCCCGCACAGGTGCAGCAGGACGATGAAGGCGATTAGCGCCGTCTTGCCGTTCTTGCGACCGAACGAAACAATGAAGGTCCGAGTCGGGCTGTCATACAGGCGGCGGAACTCGTCTACCTGCCAATCCCTCAGCCGGACAGGCTTGCCGCGATCCTTGCCTTCTGGGACCCTGCAAAACGCCTCCACCCATGCGGCGTTCCGCTCGCCCCGAGTCCAGCCTTCCGGACCCTTCAGCCTCCAGTCTTGCCGAACTGCCATACCTTCCCGCCGCCGCCCTTCTTGGCAGCCGTGGCCGCCGACTGGGGCGTGTAGCGGCTCTGATTCGTCAGCCGCAACTTCGTCGCCAAGGACGCCAGCCGCCTGCTCTCCTTGTCCCGCATGTCGAGCACGGCCTTCAGCTCCCCCGGGTCACCCCCGGCAATCGCCGCCTCAATCTGCGCACCAAGCAGCCGGCACGTCACCACGGCCCGGCAGTATTCCTCCAGCAACGGCACCTGATCCGGGCCGAAGAAATCCGCCGACCGCGCATTGACCGTTTCGCGCCAAACCTGCGCCTGCTCTTCCGTCAACCCCGCAGGCGGCTGGAGATGCACGCTCGGGGCCGACAGGGCGACCACATTGTCGCTCATTCCTGTACCCCTCGGTTCGGAAATTGTTACGGTTTCACTGAAAAGAGGTCCGGGCGGCGGTGTCCGTCGCTTAACACAATTTTAACAAATGCCCCCCCCCGGCATCCTGCGCCACTCACCTGCCCCAGTGGTCGCCAGGGCGCTTCCTGCGCTCCGCCCGGCTCACCCTGACTGGCTCGACGCCTCGCGCCTCTAGCGCCTCCCTTGCCGTTTTAGCGGCATGGCACGGCTCCCTGCACAGCCACTGCAAGTTCGCCAGCTCCGTCTTGCCGCCCTTGTGCGTGGGGACGATGTGGTCGCACTCGCCGTCCTCAGTCACCCGCCCACATGCTTGGCAGGTGTACTTGTCCCGGCGCTTGACTGCCTCTACCAGCCGACGCCATGGCCTGCCGCCTCTGCCCCTGCCCCAGCGGCTGACGGGCTCAGGGTGGCCATTGCCAACCTTCGCCCTGTCGCCCATCACCGCATGCCCCTGAACCCCTCCGGCAGCGCCCGCGATTGCGGCAGCTCGCCCTCCTCTCCCTCGGGGTCATTGACGTACAGGTACACGTCGGCCAACCGTTCCAGCGCGTCAGCGATGCGATTCAGCGCAGCCGACAACTCAGGCGCCGTCCCCTGGATTCTCTCGTCGCTCATCGTCCACCTCGCCGTGGATGCCTAGCGCCCTGCCTGCCGCCTCGGACGCCTTCAGCGCAGCATCAATCACCGCCGCCTGAACCTTCTTGCCCTTGGCCGCCTTCTTGTCCCGCAGCTCACGCATCCGTTTCCTGCGGCGCTCACATGCTTTGCAGCCCATCAGAGTTCCTTAGTTCACCGTCTCCGGCGCAGCATTCGCCTCGTACACGTCCGCTGCCGTCCGGAGCAGATCCGCGACAACGTGGCCCGGCAGGCTCAGTCCGATCAGCCGGACGCTGCCCGATTCCAGCAGTCGCAGCGCAAATCCAACCTGGCCCCGCTCTTGGCACGCTTGAGCGAACGCGATGCCCAGCTCGTCCGGAGTCATCGGGTCGCCTCGTATGCCTCGATCAGGGCCTGGATTCGGGCGTCGCAGGCAGCCCCGATTCCAACAGCAGCTGCGACAAGCTCCGCTCCGCGTGCAGCGGCTGCCTCAGACTCTGCGGTAGCGGCGGCCTCTCGGGACACGCTGGCGGTTGCAAGAGCGGCGATTTCGCGGCGCAGCCGGAGATTGCCATCGCGCAAATCACGAGTGCGAGCTTCGATTTCACTTTCGATTCGCTCCTGTTGGGCCGCTTGGGCCGCCTCGATCTCAGCGATCCTTTCGGCTGCCCTGCGCTCAGCCTCGCGGGCCCTGCCCTCTGCCAGCGCCACCCGTTGTGCCGCGTCACGCTGCGCCATCGCGAGCGCACGCTCTGCCCGCTCCGCACGCACAGCGCCGGGCTGATAGCCAACCCACGCGCCCGCGCAGAACGCAATAGTGAGACCCAGCGCGTACACGTAAATCCGCGCAGAGGCGCCGGGCATATTGATCATTCCTCGGCCTCCCCGATGCAGACGCGATACTCCGCCTGCCTGCGCAGCGTCAGACCGCGCACAGTCCGCCCGCCCGCCTTGTCCCACCGCAGGAGCTGCCGGCACCACACCTCCGGCGGCTCGCCCGCGTTGATCTGGCGCACCAGCGTCGAGCCGCAGGCCGCGCCGGTGCCGACGTTGTAGGCCCACGACGTGACAGCAGCCCACTGATTCACGGTCAGCGGCCGGTGGATGCACTTACCCACCGCGTCGGCATACCGCGCGACACTCTCACGCAGCATCGCGTCGCACTCGTCCGGCGTGTAGCTGCGCATCTCCACGCCAGTCTGGCCGTAGCAGACCGTCCAGACGCCAACAACGTCCTCGTATGGGTCCGTCTCCAGACCTTCCCACGGCCTGATGATCGCCGCGGCAGCGATCAGCACAGCCGCCACCGAGCCGCCGATGACCTTACCGCTCAGATTCCTGGGCGCGCTCACGATACTGCCTCATGCGAGCGATGAACTCCTCATGCTCGCGACGGTCACGCCTACGGTTGAAGTACCACTGCACCAGCAGGCCGAGCACGCCCACGACGATGCCGCCCAGAGCGGCGAACTCGTTTGCCGTCAGCCCGAACACAAATGCGCTCGCCCCGCCTCCATACGTCCCGACCTTGCCGGCCGCCACGCCGACCGCGTCGATGTCCCTTAGCACATGCATTCCCCCTGAAATGACTGCCGGTTACGGCTCAGCAGGCCGCTAGTTGACCGGCTTCAATCGCCGCGTCGGCTTTTCCTCGGCCTCGACGTTGACCCATTTCCGCGTGGCCCCGTCCAGGTAGAACAGGTCACCCCCACGGTACTGCATCGCTAGAACGCCCTCGACTCCACTGTCCGGCAGCAGGAAATCGGGGTCCGCCACCCAACAGGTGTCCTCCGGCAGGTACACCGCTTCGCCCGGGACCCACTCGATATCGTCGTCGTCAGGCTCGGTCATGGGGCGCTCCGCAAATAAGGCCGGCGTCCCAATCGGACTTTTGCCGGCCGCCCAGCAGCGCCGGGCAAACAAAAGGGCCGCACATGGCGGCCCTGATTCCTTCATTCAATCTAAGTATAGCTTTTAGCCGGCGTTCTCAGTTCCCGAACCTCGCGCGAATCCACGGCCGCTCTGCATCCATCGCCAGCGCCAGCAGGAACCGCTCGGCGTACTTCCGGACCGCCAGATAGTCCCCCTTCCGGACCTTGAACATCTTGGCGGCCGTCTCGCTGTCCTTGACCTCTTTGCCGACGAACAGGGCGTAGCCGTCCAGAATCGCCGCCCTGACCCACGCCTTGTCCTTTTCGGCTACCTGCATGGTCCCGAGCACCAGATGGCACAGGGCGACACGGTGCCGGACACTCCCCGACCACCGAGCCTCCAATGCCTCAACTACGACGCCCCGATTTCGGGCATAGGACAGGGCCGCCATGTCCTCAGTCGTGTCCCGCCCAGCCTCGATCCCTACCAGCAGGCTAAGGAAGTTCGATTCCCCCTCAATCCTGGCGAGGCGTTCGCAGGGGTGGGGCGGATCAGTGGAATACAGGTCGCTCATACCACCGCCTTCACGCTAGCAGATCCTGGTTCGCAATGCACCGCCTGACTCCACGAGCTGCAATCGCGGCACTGGAACCGGCGATACCGCCGCGTCTTTGTGTATTGGAACCCGCGCGACTGGAGCCGGTCGCTGCCGCAGGACGGGCAGACGTGGCCGCCGTCAATAGCGAAGTTGGGCAGGCCGCGAATCCAGCCGCCAGACCGCATCCGGTCAAACTCCTCGGCCGTAATCTCCACATCCTGCCGGTTGTATTCCTCCATCTTCCGGCGCGCCTCCCGGTCACCTGCCAGCACCGCCCTCCACAGACCGAACCCGCCCGTGTCCAGCTTGCCCCCCTTGCCCAGCCACAGCCGGCGGGACTCCAGCTTGTTCGACAGCATGAACGTGTCGCGCTTCTGGATGCGCATCAGGTCCACGTTGACGTAGGGGCTCGGGCGGGACAGGCCCATGCGCACGAACTCCGCGTGCAGCCACCTGGTGTCGAATCGCGCGCTGTTCCAGCCCACCACCGCGTCCGCCTGATCCAACAGCCGGTGCGCCGCCTTGATCATGCGCTCGCGCCCCTTCCATTCCGCCCAGAACTTGGTTTCATCCTCGCCATGCCACTTGGCCGCGAAGCAAAGGACGCCGCCCCAGTCGATGACCTGCGATGGACTGAACGACTGATTGAACATCCCCCACGAATAGACGATGGCTGGCTTGGTTTCCAAATCGAGTATCAGGATGCGCACGCGCTCAATCCTCCGCTTCCGTCGCAGGCTCGCTCAGCGGCGGGTTCGCGCCGAAGTCCGACAGGTACGCTTCACCGGCCTTCAGATGTTCCACCGGCGCATCCTCGTCCGCACGCGCGAGCAGCTCCTGCAACACCGGATCGGCCTCAAACTCGACGGTGCGCTCAGGTGCCACCGCGCCCGGTGCCAGCGGCGCGCCCTCGGCCTCCAGGTGCTTCTGGAGCAGGGCCAGCGCTCGCCACGCCATGCCCACGTAGTCCCCTTCCATCAGGTGCCGCAGCAGTGCGTCCGCCTCGTCGGCGGACTTTGCGCGGTTCCAGTGAAGCGGCTCGCCGGGGTTGTGCTTCTCGTTGTTGACGTAGCTGTGATGGGCGATTGCCGCCAGCGCAGCCGGGAAATAGGCGAAGAGTCCTGAGTACAGCGGGTAGGTCTTGCGCTCGTCGCTATCGGTGGGAAGCATTCCGCGTCCTCGCGGTTCTACGTTGCTCCCATCTAAGCGTCTTCTGTGTCAACTCCGCTATGCACTTCGGTTGACTTTCTCAGGTGCTTGTAGATCGCCTCGCGCGACACACCGAGCATCTCCGCAGCACGGGTCACGTTGTAGTGCGCTTTCGCCACGATGCCAAGCACCTCATTGTGCCGGTTGATGCGATCCATACGCCTGCGGTGGGCGTGTAGCACCTCGAACAGGTCAGCCTCCAGCCGCATCGCAATGGACGGGGGGGCGCCGTCACACTCCGCATTGCGCACGATCTCTTTGACGGTCTGCTCAGTGAAAGCCATGTCAGCCCCCGATATGTTCCCGCACCCGCACAGCGAACGCCTCCAGACCAAGGTCCGCCGTGTACCTGTAATCCAGTTCCCACTCGTGGCGAGGATTCCGCTCGTCCGGCACCACGAACCGCCAGCGGTCATACAGCCCGCGATTCGGCAGCCGGTACGCCACGCACGGCAGGCAGTCACCACGCGCACCCGCCGCACGCCTCGCCTGATCCCACCATGCGCCAAGCGAAAGCCTCGCCTGGTTCTTGATCTCCAGCAGATACGGCCCGATGAGCTGCTCCACGTCTCCGTGCTGCGCCTTCTGGTACTGCTTCAGGTTCCGCGTAGCCTCGACCCCGAGATACTCGCGGAGCAGTCCGCACAGCTCGCGCTCGGCACGCGCCCCCTTGTTGCGAGAGTACGCCCCGCTCATGACCTCCCCCTGTTACGTTCACCGTAAACCCAATGCCGCAAAGTCCCCACCGGCACCCCCGTCGCCCTGCTGATACTCGCCAGCGAGCGCCCCTCTGACCGCATCGCCAGCGCCCGAGCCTTCGTAGCCTTAGGCCAGTAGCAGGCGTGCGGCATCCTGGGAGGCTCAACGCCGATGGATCGCGCCTTGTCCTGAACAGCGCGCGGACTGCGCCCGAGCCGGGCCGCCACCTGCAAAGCGCATCCGCCGCCAAGAGACCGGATCTCCGGCACCGTCCACCGCCTCAGCTTGCCACGCTTGCCATTGTCGCGCGAGTATGTACCCCCCATCAGATCCTCCACACCAGTTGCCCCGCGCTCACGGGATAGCGCCAGTTGCGCGCCTTCAGGTCCAGCAGCTGCTCAGTCAGCGGCCTGGGCCAAATCTCGTCACGGTTCGGGGCCTTCACCCGGTTCGGGAATTTCCGATCCCGCTTCTTGCGGGCGTTCGCGTACTCGCTACGGCACGCTTTGCAGTGCGAGTGCCGGCCGTCCTTCGAATTCTTGTACGGACTGAACATGTCGAGCGGCTTGCTCTGTCCGCAGCGCGTGCATTGCTTCATCCCAGCACCCTCCTCAACGTCTCATTCAGCGCGTCGATCTCGTCCATCTTGTGAATCTTCCACATGGTCCGGTCGCCGTGAATCCCCATCGGCCCCCGATGACAGTCCGGGCACAAACCGATCGTCGTGAAGTGCCGGCCCTGTTTGATGTGGTGTGCCTCCACGATCCCGCCCGCACCGCACACCGCACAGCCCGATTCCTTCACACGCGCCATGTGGGCAGCCTCGGCGCGGGTGATTGCCTTGGCGTTTTTCGTTCTCATGCGGCCTCCTCTCGCGGATTGATTCCGCGCGCCAACAGCACTACGTCGCTCCAGCGCACAGGCTTCGTCTGCGTCGGGTCGTATTCCCAAGGCTGGTCGCCGATCGCAAACGCCAGCGTGATCGCCTCCGTGCATTGGGCCTTCGTCAAGTCGAGGCTCGACCCGCCCAGCATCACGAAGCCCGGCGCGCCCTCGCCCCGGTCGATCCCCGGCAGCAGCCGCCAGCCCAGAATCGTGCCGGAGATGAAGTGCCTCCAATCGTCTTTGCTCAGCCGGAACCCGTGCCACGTCATGCAACGCGACAGGTCGCCGCACGCCGCGTTGAACAGCCGGCGCTGTTCGTCGCTCAGCATTTCCTGCCAGGGCTCAGTCATTCGATCAACCTCCCCTGACGCTGTGCGTCCTCGATGCGACGGCAGGCGATGTCGAAGTACTTGGGTTCGATCTCGATGCCGATGAACTGGCGGCCAAGGTTCATGCAGGCAACCCCCGTGGTGCCGCTGCCCATAAATGGGTCAAGAACGGACTGCGCCTCGGGGAAGAAACCGAGGGACCACTCCATGACCGCCAATGGCTTCTGAGTCGGGTGGCTCTTTTCCTCGCCAGACCAATGGTGCTGACGGATGCGGGCCTGCTTCCCTGCGTTTGTCCATGCGAACTCACACTCTGAAAACGAGCGGCCGTCGTTCAGCTTGTGCCAGACAAGGATGTCGTTGGTGGGTGGCAACACGTCGGCGAAGTAGTTACCACCCCACACGCAGAACCAGCGCGCGCAGCCAGGTATCCAGGCGATATCCGGCCGCTCTTCATCCCATGCGCCGCCTCGATAGAAGCCCTTCTTCCCTTTGCCGAGCGTCATCTTGTTGGCGGATATCCCATACGGCGGGTCCGTAATCACCGCATCCACCTTCGGAAGCGTGGGCAGAATGTCGCGGCAGTCGCCCAGATACAGCGTGGCATTTCCGATCACTTCCACTCGCATTACTTCCTCCCCTTCTGAATCCAAGCCTGCCGCAAAAGGTCCGCAACCGCAACCCGGCAGCTCGGCGCGCTGCAATCGTTGTGCGGGCACACCGCCGGGAACGACTCCAGCAGCTCCCGGAATTTCTCCGCATCGCGGGGCAGTCTCGCCGCCTGCTCCAGTGCGCGAAGGTGGCAGCGGGCGATCATGCGAACCCCGCACGGAACCCGCGCGGCCTCCGCTCTGAGACTGGCTCGGGCGCTTGCGGAAGCGGCCCCTCCCAATCATCCAGGCGCATCACGTCGAATCGATTGCGCAGGTGCACCCGCGCGCCCGCGCGGATGTTCCGCCCCTTGGCAAAGTGCAGCTCGACAACGCCGCGCAGATGCGTTGTGTCGTCGTAGTAGTCCTCACGATGCAAGAACGCGATCACGTCGCCCTTCTGCTCCAGCTCGCCAGACTCGCGCAGGTCCGCCAGCGTCGGCCGCCTGTCCGTCCTGCCCGCAACGTTTCGGTTCAACTGCGCCAGCATCACAACCGGGATGCCCCACTCTTTCGCCAGCGTCTTCCCGCGCTGCACGATCTCGCCGAACTCAAACCGAGCCAGCTTCGGGTCGATCTTGAAATCGTGAATGTGGTCCACGATCAGGCAGTCCAGCGGCTGCTTAGCGTGCATCCTCCGCGCCCTGGCCTCGAACTGCCGGACCGTCAGCGACGGCGTGTCATCGATGTACAGCGGGGCCCGCTTGAGATCCGCGATGGCCGGCGTCAGCCGCGACGTATAGCCATCGTCGTCTTCCGCGTTCGGTGCAATGATCCAATCGTGAGGAACGTCCGTCAGAGACGACACCGCGCGCGCGATGCAATCCGACATCGACATCTCCAGCGAGAAAAACCCGACCGCCTTCCCGCGCATCGCTAGGAACGTCGCCAGGTTCAACCCCCAGACCGATTTGCCCATGCTCGGGCGCGCTGCGATCAGATACAGCGTCGCCGGCTGTAGCCCATGCGTAACCTCGTTGACGCCAGCCCACTGCGTCGGCAGCCCGGTCATCCGGTCGCCGCTCTCGTACAGCGACGAAAACCGATCAAACCACGGCGACAGCCCGTCGGCGACACGACGCAACCCGCCCGCCTGCGCTGGCTGCAATTCGGACAGCCGACGCGTGGCCTCGTTGAGCAAATCGTCGCTCATCCGGCCCTGCGGATCGAACGCCGCGTTCGCCGTTTCCGTGGCGATCTCGATCAACCTGCGAAGCCGGGCTTTGTCCGCCACGATCTCGGCGTAAGCGCGGATGTTCGCCGCCGACGGTGTGGTGGTCGCCAGCTCGATCAAGTAGGCGCCCCCCGCCACGTGCTCCGACAGCCCCTGCGACTCGAACCACTCGCCCACCGTTACCGCGTCGAACGGACGCCCCGCCGTCGCCAGCGCTTCCACCGCCCGCCAGATCAGCTGGTGGTCGCGGCGGTAGAAATCCCCCTCCGCCAGCAGGTCGCATACCACCGGCCACGCCTCCGGCACCAGTAGCAGGCCGCCCAACACCGCCTGCTCGGCCTGCACGGACTGCGGCGGGACGCGGACCGGCTCGGCCTCATCGTGGCCGTACAGCGCCGCCATGCGCTCGACCTCGGCGCGAGTGTCAATTGCGCTCATGCCGCGGCCCTCCGCGCCTTGGCCTCCAGCGCTCGCCGGAGCATCTCGCCCTCGGACGTCAGCACGCACTGACCGTCAGCCGTGAACCGCCACAGCTTACCCCAGTTGCCCTGCACCGCGTTGCGGAACACCTGCCGCCAGTCGGAGTACCGCTTCGTCTTCCGGCTCCCGGTGTACGTCCGCTCAAACCACGACCAGGCCAGCGCCAGCATGTCATCCGGGATCCCCGCATCGGCTGCGAAACGGAAAACCGGGTCATCGGGAGGGATCGCGTCCTCGCCCTCCGTCAGAGAACTAACCCATGTCGAAAACTGGACGGAGGGAGTGCGCGCGGATTTGCGCGCGCTTCTCTTATCCTGTTCCTGTTCCTGTTCCTGTTCCTGTTTCTGGTTAGCGAACGGTTTCGGAACGGTTTCGGAACGGTTTGCGTCCTGGTTCCATTCGATCCCGAGGGAATCGCCGTAAACCCGCATAAAATCAGGCTTCCAGACGCATTCGTCAGGGATCGTCCGGGCAATTTTGGCCGCCGCCTTCCGCTGGTTTGGGTTCTCCGGCGGGTTCCAGTCGAAATGCTTGACGATCCACACCCATTTCGTGGTTTCGCAACGGTTAGCGAAACCGTTAGCGAACAGTTCCCGGAACCCTTCGCGAACCCTTTCGGGAGACCACTGCAAGTCCTCGCAGGCGTACCCATCTGGCAGCCGAAACACGCCAGCAATCGTCCCATGAGGGCTGGTCAACAGGTACAGCGCTAGCACCCTGGCGTCCTCACTCAGCCCTCGGATCGTGGTGCTAGACCAGAATGTGGTGTGCACCTTCCCGTAATCACGCACTGTTCAACCCTCTGCAACTCCAGGAACCCGCATCCGCCAACCTGGGAGCTTCAGGCTGTCCGCCGGCCATGACCCCGGCGTTAGGCGTGCGGGTGAAGATCATCGGTAGTTATTGACATCTACCGACATATCGCAACATCATGGCGGCATGCACAGTTCGCACCAGCGCATTCTGGAACTGGCCGCCCAGCGCGGCCTGAT